AGAACAAATTGATGTGAATTTCCCCAACTAGCTTTACTTTCTTTAAATCGAAAATCATCTGTTGCTTTGTCAAACCTGATAGTGCTATTAGTTCCGTAAATATCAAAACCGTCTGCTGTTGCCGCTGCTCTAGCATCACCATTGCTTAAAAGAACAACTTCAGTATTGTTCATATTGATAGTTTCACTTGGACTAGAACTATTACCTACTCGGATTCTTAAATCACCACCTGTAGCATTAATTTTTGAATAACTATTATTTAATTCGATATGTTGGGTGGTTAATTTTTTGTAAGTGTCGTCGTAAGTAAAATCAGAAGAAGCACCTAAACTATTTGAATTATTGAACTGTATTTGTGTATTAGATCCAGCGGGTGTTGGTGCTGGTAAATTCGTTAAGTTTGCACCGCTAATTGCTGGTAATGCTCCAGTTAATTGTGCCGCAGGAAGATTGGTTAAGTTTGCACCTGACCCGCTAAAGCTTCCTGCTGTGAATACATTTGTCGAAGGATTATAAGATAAATCTCCATCAACCAATACATTCTGATTTACTCCAGCAGAGCTTGCAAAAAGTGGATAATGTGTAGTACCAGCATTTGAAACTGTGACATCTACAGAGTCAGCATTTACATTCGTTAAATTCGCACCTGAGCCGCTAAATCCTGAAGTCGCTGTTACTGTTCCAGTTACTGTTAGGCCACTATTATTTGATACAAATGAGTCAGTACCATCTGTTCTCTTTCTAGTCATTGATGAGCTAGTGACCTCAAGATGAGTAGCATTTGCAGCACGATTTTCAATTTTGAACGTCGCATCCATTCTCATGTGTATATCACCAGCTGTTTTCGCAACTAATGTTTTAGCTGTACTTGCATCTGCATTTTCGAGAATTAAATGATCACCAGAATTTGCACTCAATTCCCATTTGTCACCAATTTTTAGTGTTGTTTGTCCTTGCATTTCTAAGGCGTTACTTGCTTTAACCCAAGCAAGGTTGTAGTTGGCTCCTGTAAAAGTTACATCTGCTGTGAATGTTCCTCCAGATGGAAGACCTGTTGAAATTGTTTGCCAACTATTGTCTCCCGCTAAGAAAGTTGATGAGCTTGGCGAGCCAGAACTTCCAAGACGTGCTATATCAACCGTACCTGAACTTAAGTTAGTTGCATCAAGCGAACTAATAATCGATGAAGTGACATAGTTTGAACCGTTAGTTAATTGGTTATTGTCTGTTGGAATTGTTGGCTTGTTAGTTAAATTCGCATAAGAAATATCAATATCAGCAGTACCGTCAAAACTTGTTCCGCCGATTGTTCTTGCACTAGCTAAAGCTGTTGCAGTAGAAGCAACATTGCTATTTGTTTGAACGCTATTACCCATCAACCCATGAGCAGAGCATTGATAATGAAGAACTTGTGGCGTTGTGTCTGAAACAACTATCTGTGTATAAGCACCAGACGAGCCAGCAGTTCCGTTAGTAGTAACACCTGTTGTGTAAGCAGTTGTCTTATCTGCCTCTAAGTAAAAACGTAGAGGATGACCTGAGTTGGAATTATCCGCTTGGTCAAATTTATATGTGCGGCCCGGTGTAAGAGTGAGAAATGGTGCTTCTTTACCATCAATTTTGTATCCAGAACTAGACCCAGATCCGTTGTATCTATGAGCACCAGTTTTAGTTGCAACAGTGACCGTTAATGCTTTTAAATTGCCTGTATAAGTTGCGTTTAAATTTGAATATCCAACTAAAGCACCGTCATTTGTAAGTGTTGCATCGCCTGTAAAAGTAGGACTTGAACTTGAACCCGGATCGACCCAAGACAAGGTTCCAGATCCATCACTAGCTAAGACATAACCAGAAACAGCCGCATCAGTAGCAGGAAGAGTAAGAGTAAAACTACTAGCAATCGTTCCGGGTGATTGAAGAGCTACATAATGTGAACTATCAGCATCAGCAAAACGAACATCAGATTGAGCGTTAAGAGTTAGATTTCCAGTTAATGTTCCTCCAGCCAAAGGAAGCTTGGTTGAATCAGTTGCACTGTCTGTTGCCCATGTAAGTGTTGTAGGTGTAGACGCATCAGCTTTTAATACTTGATTAGCAGTAGGAGCGACAGCAGGAAGAGTTAGTGTTATATCTCCAGATTGAGCTTGTGCTTTTAAGCCTGTATAATTTGCTCCATCACTATCAGCTTCACTAAGTCTTAATTCTTTTCCATTATCAATAATCAGATTATCTGTCATTGTGCCACCAGCTTTTGGCAAAGCAGCATTAGCTGTTGTGGCAGCAGCATCAGCAGCGTCTTTCGCAATCTTTACAGCCGCAGGAGTACAAGCGGTAGTAGCAGAAGTAGATGCTGCACTATCTGTTAATTGGAGGACACCAACAGCACTTGTTGTTCCTGTTGTTATCTTGCTACCAGCAATCGCAGCAGAGTTTGAAACATCAGCATTGACAATTGCACCAGCAGCAATAGCTGTAAGTCCTGCATTGTTTATGCTTATGTCGCCTGTAACTGAAACCGCTGTAGGAACATTAGACCCGTTACCTACAATGATTTGAGCAGAAGTAATATCGGCTAGTTTTGAGAGAGCAATTTCGGCATTAGCGTTAATATCAGCATTTAATATCGTTCCATCTAAAATCATTGTATGGTTAACAGTTCCAGTATCTCCACTTGTAATTACTGTTCCAGTTGTATTTGGCAGAGTTATTACTTTGTCCGAAGTCGTTGGATCGGCAACCGTTAATGTTGTTTCAAATGCGTCTGCTGTTGCTCCCTCAAAAACAAGACTTCCAGCATTTCCAATTAATACTTGGCCTGTAACAGTACCACCTGCAAGAGATAACTTTTCGTCTTCGATCTCGTTGATAACAGCTTGGACATTCGTGGCTGAAAGTTGTCCGTATGGGGTGTAAGAAATCGCCGAAGCTTGCTGAGAAGCAACAGTTGTTGAAAGGTCTATTTCGACCCATGAGCTAGAAGACGCACTAGCCGTTACTCCTAAAAGGTAGTCAGGAGGCGAGAGTTGACCAGTTATCCCTGCTACACCGCTTGGAGTACCTTGAACCGAAATCACGACATATCCGCCGTCCACTGAATCTGAGGCAACTGGCAAATTTTGCCCAACAGTTAAACCAGCAGCAGATCCAGCAGCAGTTACATAATCAACTTGGCTTAAATTAGCGTTATAGGTTCCTAATCTGACCAATGCTCCCTTGGTTAAAGTCGTAATTGGATTCCAAGCGTTGCCGTCCCACAAGTATGCGTCTTCAGCTATAGGGTCGAACAGTAATTGACCTGTAAAGGCTGCTGTTGGATAGCCTAATTGTGCTATAGATTGTATTACTGTAGTTGAAGAATTACTGAGCTTAGATGAATCAATAGTGTCGGCTCCAATCCTTGCAGCATCTAAAGTTCCGCTTGTTATTTTTGCAGCAGAAAGATCAGGAATATCTGAAGCTACTAATGTTGCTCCAGCCGTTGCAACTCCTTTATTATTTACAGTTAATTTTGTAAAAGTACCTGCACTAATTCCACTTGTTGAAGTTGTAAGTTCGCCTGTACCAGTAACAGTTAAGCCTCCTCCAGATGTAATTTGTACTGCACCTTTAGCACTTGTAGTTGCAACAGGAAGATCACTTGCTATTAATGCTGTGGCAGCAGTTATTTGACCAGTACTATTAAAAGTTATGCCCGAAACGGTTGCACCTGTAACGCTTGTAGCAAGTGTTAAAACACCTGAACCGTTAACGCTTAAACCTGTTCCAACAGAAACGCCACCAACAGCAGAAGTAGTAGCAACAGGTAAATCTCCAGCCGCAAGAGCAACGGTTCCAGTTATGAGTCCCTGAGCGTTATATGTGATACCAGAGCGAGTAGCGGCTGTAATTGCGTTATTGATTCCAAGATTCCCAGAAGATACATTTAGTGATCTATCAAGGTTGGAAGAATTTAATTTCGCTGGAGTTATTTCACCATCTTTTATTTTTGCATTCGTAACAGCATCAGTAGCAATCTTTGCTTCGATAACAGCATTACTAGCTATCGCTCCAGCGTCTACAGAGTTGTCTGCTAAGGCTGTCGCATCAACAGCGTTTGCTGCAAGCTTGTCACTTGTCACTGCATCATTAACAATCTTTGCAGTTGTTACGGCATCATTAGATAAAGTTCCAGCCGCTATAGTTCCAGAAAGCTTGTCTGTTGTTACAGCTCCATCTGCTATTTGATCTGTTCCAACTGCTGAGTTTGCTATTTGAGTTGAGCCAACTGCTCCATTAGCTATGTTGCCAGCAGCAATAGTATTGTTTGCAATTTTTGCTCCAGTTATTGCTCCACTTGCAACAGCAGCAGTGTCAACGGCGTTGTCAGCAAGTTCTGTAGCGGTAACAGAATTTGTTGCTAATTGAGTAGCAGTAACACTTGCACTTGTTATTTTTGCTCCGGGTATATCTCCATCACTAAGACTTAACTTTGCATAAGTAACATTGGCATCTGTAATTTTTGCAGTTGTTACAGCGTTTGCAGCAAGGGCAGCAGTGTCTACAGCGTTGTCTGCTAACTCACTAGCGGTTATTGCATTCGCAGCTATCTGTGTTGCAGTAACGGTATCGTTTACAAGCTTGGCTCCAGTTATCGTTGCATCTGCTATTTGAGTTGCAGTTATCGTCCCGTTCGCAAGCTTGGCAGCAGTAACAGCATTGTTTTGTATAGTTGCTGTCGCTACAGAATCAGCAGCGAAAGGAGTTGCAACTTTGGCAGCAGGAATATCTCCAGAATCTAAAAGTGCTACAGCAGCCGCTACTAAATCTTTAACAGTTACCTTTTTCGTTTCGGTAGCACTGAGATCCGCTAGGGCTAATACATCAGTTGCTTGGACATTTGCCTCCGCAATTGCTGGTAAAGCACTTATCTGTAGATCAGCCATTGACTCCTAACTAAAAACCATTAGCAATAGTTTAAACCTGTTCCTGCAATATGGGACTTTGATTTTCTTGAAGAACTAAATCTGAGTTCTCCTGAAGGATGTAACCAGCCGTGTCTCCTGTCTTTAATCGAATAACTCCATTAGTAACAAATTCAATTCTTGTATCTATAACTTCGGCAGCGTTAACACTTACAGCAACATTAGTAATAATGCAATTTGCTTCATAGTAAACACTATTTTTTTTATTATTTGAATCACGATAGATATAGAACAAGCCGTCAAAATCTGACCCCTGCTGTGTCCTAACAATTAATTGAGCAAGATAAAATGCAAATTCAGATTCAGCTCCATATTCATTCTTTCTATCTGAATCATTGTAAAGGTGCTCCCAAATACAACTCATGCTTCCTTGACCGCTAATCAATCCCGCTTCATATCTATTTCTAAATTCGTCTCCAAGATTCGTTAAATCAACTTGTTCTCTACTCGTTGTCATTTCAAAGTCTCGGACATTTGCAACATGTCTATATCTTTCATTTCTTGTTTTTATCGTAATATCTTTTGCAGCACTAGGAGCAGCAAGAGTTATTGCATTTGTCTGCAATCCTTCAATTGCTTTTGCAAATGAGTCATATAAACGCATTCCTCCTACAGGATCAACATTTATAAACCATCTTCCATCAGGATAATTATGTCCACTAACAAGCTCAAGATTTGACTCATCTATTGTTTCTATTTCTACTTCATCACCTGTAATCAACGAACCAGAACTGTGGTCAACACTAAATCTTTTAGTTGAGGTGTTTACATCAGAAGGGTCTAGCTTTGTTTTCAAAGCAGATTGAAGTGCATCTCTTTTTAGGGCTATTTCACCCGACTGCCCAAAATAAACAGCCATAATTAGATAGATACTTCTGTAGGTGCTCCGTCTGCTTCCCAACTAACGTCTGCACTTAAAACTTCACCAACAGAGCTGTTCATTGAAATACCTGTCAAGTAAGCCGTAAATGTAATAAATCGACCATTAGCGGAAGCGTCATCTATTTTCAACTTCAAAGTAACAGAAGAAGAATCTAAATTCGCATTGTCATTGCCAGCTATAAGAGGTTTTACGCTCTTAGCAATTAAAGTTGATGCTGAACCACCAGACCCAGCAGAAGCTTGGTAATAAAACAATCTTGCAGTACCGCTATAACTACGCACACCGGGTATAACAGTACGGTCTGTCTGCTCTAACGAAGTTGTTTCAAGAACAGCTTGCGAACTAGAAAAAGCCCAAGATTGAACTTTGGCAGCTTTTACATTGTCAATCCAAAGTTGACCATCTGAACCGCTATAGAATCCCACGACTTAAAAAATCAAAACGTTGTTCTTATTATATGGGTGCATCCAAACAAGCAACAAAACTACAGCTCACATTGCTCAATCCTCTAAAGGTACTTGTAACAGAAGGAGGCCCAGAATAACGCCATTTTAACCCCTGCTCAGTTAATCCAGAACCATCTGCTTTTGCAATTTCTTTCGTTAAAAAATTACCTGAATCAGGGTCAACAATTCCTGCTGTTCCATTGTCTGAACTAAATCTCACATAATCCCAATCGGAATTAACATTATCGTAATTTTCCAAGATCAGCCCAACCTGACTGTCTGTAATATTTGAAAAGCCAAGAGTCAAGGTTGCATTAACTCTTTTATTTCCGTAGCGTATATGTGTTTTTGTACCGTCTAACGATTCAAAGTTAGTACTTGGATAATTTCCAGGTGTGTAACTTCTGGAAGTTGGTTTAATGCTTGGAAAAGCTTTTGCAGTTGTCATTGGTCTTCAGTAACAGTAAAGCCAGGGATGTCTCGGTTTAAGCCCCAATGCTGCATAACGGAAAGTTGTCCTGCTAGTGGATTAGAATTACCGTTTGGCAACTTATCGGGTTCAGTTGGAGCATGGCTGCCAGCCACTTCTAATAAACCATCCTCACCATAAGAAATACTTTCACATTTATAAACTTTATTTTCTGTTGTTGTACTTTTTACTGTAAATAAAACACCATTTGGAGCTTGAGCAAGTGTTGAAGATTTAACGCCTTCTGTTCCCGGCTCCCAATAAAAAACAGACTCAGATCCCGCTACATCATCTTTGCTTACAATTGTTCCATTTTCTAATTTTGCACCATTTCTAAACCTTGAAGTATGACTAACCTCACTAACCAACCTAAAATAATCGCCAGGGGCTAATCCTTGAACATATTGAGGAGCTGTTTTAAAAGTAAGTCCATGATCAATTAAACGTCTTGATCTAATAGCAAAATAAGCAAAATAAATTGCTTGCTGACGTGAAGTGCAAAAGGAAGACAAATCAAAAGTTTCAATAGGATCAGTGTCAGACCCATAAGGATCATTTTCTCTAATCAATAAAGATTTTGTTTCAGGAAAACCATTTATTTTTTCTTCACGATAAAGAACAGCCGCCTTAAATGTTTGTCTTTCTTCTGGGTTTAAAAATGAAACTTGTAGATCTTTAATATTGCCATCAGTAAACAAGCATTTTATATCAGGTAAAATTGTTTTATCAATTTCATAAGATCCACTATGAATTAAATTTCCTTGTGCATTGTATTTATCTTCATCAACAGGAACAGAAGCTTTAAGACTAAATTTTCCTCCAATAATTGTAAAATCTAATAAACAATAACCAGCGTGTTCAAAGATAAAATCTCTTAAATTTAATTTAGAACTAATTGTTCCATCCCAAAAGAATTGATTTTTAAAACAATATTTCGCAGCATTAGCCATTGCACTACGGTCTACAGAATTTGCTCCTACTAATTTCCCTGCTCCTAATTTTGTATCTGTTAATAACGCATAAGCAATTTCAGGAAATAAATTTGAAGCTCCTTTCCCGCTAGTATTTAATTTTTCTATTTCGATTCCTTTTTTAAAGTAAGCAGAAAATTGACTAAAATTTGCCCATTCTTTAGAGCTATTAATTTTAATACCAGCAAAAGCCAAATTGCTATATTTTGCAGGTTGTTCTACATCGCTTGTATTTGTAGCAGGTTTTAGTATTTCGTTTACATACACTATTTCGTGTTCTGGATTAGTACGATTACTGTTTTCATCTCCTTCATAAACATTCCAATCAGTTAAAGCATCATAAGGATTAAAGTTT